TATAACAGGCGTGGATCGCAGGTTCAGTGATGCGACGGTAGTGAAAACTCCGGTAGCAAATCCAACCCAACCGTTGCAACCAAAGACTGTAAATCCGCCAGCGCCTCCAAAACCACCGGCAGTACCAAAGCCAAAGCCAAAAGCTGAGACAGAGGTGCATCCGGTTACTGGTTTAATAGAGAGGGCTTCCGAAGGTATAAACAAGACTTCGGAATATACCGAGAGATACGCACCATCATCAAAAGTGGCAGGTGGCGATATGGCCAATTCTAAAGATGTGTCCAATCCTCGTCTTAGGTCAATACATGATGAGGAAGAAGCAGAAACCGATACAGGCCGAGGCGAGGCCATAGCGGGTTCAAAGAATGATACCGATCCGCCAGGAGGGCTTGAAGGTGCTTTTTTAATACCTGAAGACAACAAGCAAAAGAAAATCGGTGACGCAGATGACCCGGATCAATTTACCGGCGATATACAAAGTATGTATTCACGCGGTAATCGGCGGAAATCAGCCCTATCCAGTAGTAGTTCTGCTGGCAAAAAGCCTTCGTTTCTTAGTACAAGGGATGAAGCTAGTACATTGCGTAATATGAACGCAATGAACCGGGACTTCTGGGGTAACGGTAGGAATAGAGGCCGGCGTGGTCGCTAGTTTTGTTGGTATGGGTGCCAGTGTCAGACTTAGTATCTGGCCCCAGCCGACAATTATGTCCGATGGCACAGGCATAAGAGATGCCTTGTGGCCTTATTGGACTTGGCGGCGGGGAGCCAGTACCTATTATGGTACTGGTATTACTGCACTGCCGACATCTAGAACAGTTACTGGTACTACACCTAGTAGGACAATATCTGCTGTAGACTCGATGAGAGAGCTTTAATGCCTAGCTTCTCGGCGATAAAGCCAGCACCGGATCGGGATAACTTTACTTTCGACTTCACCAAAGAGATTGGTGCTAGTGGTGCTTTGACTTCGCCGGTTGTATGGAATTGTACTGTCTCGAAAAACTCGTCTTTGATCGATCCAACACCAGCAGCCAGAATTATAGGACCGCCGACATTCGACACCTACACAACCAAGTCTTTGTGTGGTGATATGATCGATGGGGTTATTTATACCCTATCGGTGAATGGCAATATCGATGACGGGCGAATCATCACCTTAACCGGTGATGTTACTTGTACCTCGACTGGTCCAACTGATCCGGTAATGACACCGGATCAATTCCGGCAATTATATCCGGCTTTCTCCGATCCTAAGATTTACACCGACGAACAAATCGCCTTCTGGATAAATCAGGCAACGGTAAATCCTCCAATTGATCCTTATCGTTGGGGGCAGTTCTACAATCTTGGTATTATGTTGTGGATTGCCCATAACTTAATGTATCAGGCTTATGCTGCCAAGCTCGCCAAAACCGGAACCATGGGAACCGGTATTGCTAGTAGTAAATCGGTCAATGGCGTGTCCCTGAGTTATGATTTAGGCTTTGGATCGGAGATGGATGCCGGCTGGTACGGTACAACACCATATGGTAATGAGTTTCTTTATTACGCGCGTTTAGCCGGTATGGGACCGATCCAGTTCTAACATGGCAAGAGGTTTAACTGTAACCCGAGATGAGACTAAGAAAGTTGAAGCAGCATTAAGAGAACTTTCTAATACAAAAGTGTTGCTTGGTGTAGCAGAGCAAAGTGATGCTGACGCAAGATCAGATAAAGGGACTCCAGGAGAAACAAAGCGTAAAGGTTCTTCTAGTTCTGATGACATGAATAATGCCACACTAGCGTATATTCATGAAAATGGTAGTCCGTTAGCAAATATCCCAGCCAGACCGTTTCTTGAACCAGGGATAAAAGACTCGAAAGACAAATGGTCTGAGTATATGCGGCAGGCCGGCGAAGCGGCTCTAGACGGTAATATTTCCGTCATGAGGCGGGCTTTTAATGCCGCAGGCTTGACAGCTTTAATGGCAGTCAAAGCCAAAATTACCGCAGGCATTCCCCCACCCCTTAAACCAGCCACCATTGCCGCTCGTAAGCGGCGGGTGAAGAGCCGCAAAGCTACTTCTGCGGCTCAAGTTACACCGTTGGTCGATACCGCACAAATGTTGAACTCCCTGTCTTATGTGGTCAAGAAGAAGGGACAGAAATAATGCCGACATTGGATTTGTCAGACGCCTTTGACGAATCATTTCTCGATGACATTACTGTAGTTCGGCAGGACTACTTTGTAGACCAATACGGTAGAGTACAAGTTGTTCCTAGAACGTTTTCAATTAGGGCTGTGGTGACCGCTGCATCGCCTAATGATCTGTCACGCGTACCTGAAGAAGAATACATGAATAAGTCGATACAGGTTGCGGCCATTAACGATCAGAATGCCGATGGTTCTGCGGTACTACAAGGTCCGTCTGAGTTCAACTTGCCGGATGAGATAATCTGGCATGGCTCCAAGTTTATCGTTCGTACCTTGGATGATTACTCCGGTTATGGACGCGGCTTTATTCAAGTTGTGGCAGTGTCGATTCAGCCAACTGATCCACCGCCTGCGCCTGCTGCTCCTCGTCCTGTTCTACAAGCGCCGACAACTAGGAGATTACAATGAGCGATCCTCGTGACGAGACACAAGATCAGCCAATGGAAGAACAAGAACAACAACGGGATCAACAACAAGAACAAGAAAATCCGGACTTACCGGAACAACATCCACCGACAAATCCGGCACGGATAAATCCTGTCGATTTGCCAGGAGTGCGGCCAGGAGAACCAATCAAGCCGGCTGACACAATACAACAGCCAACACCTCCCGGTCCTGGCCCAGCCCATCCGCCGGGAACACCAAATCCACGCAATCCGCGCCTAACGCCATAAGTAATGGCGGTATCGAGTGACAGCAGATACAAAGGGTATCTGCTACCTAATACGCCACCGCCGCCTGTTGAAGGCGATCCGTGGATGAATGTTCTACATGATGTTGTCATGTATAGCACCGGCTTGGACGGATCGATGATCCGTCCTCGCTGGCAACAACAACCACCAAATACACCAGAGCCCGGCACTAATTGGTGTGCCTTTGGGATGAATACGAGTTCATCCGATTGGCAACCGGTATTCTTTCATGTTGCCGATGATCCCAATGAACCAGATGGGTATGATCTATTCCAGCGTATGGAAACATTCCAAGTCTTATTTAGTTTCTATGGGCCGAGTAGTACTCCAATGGCAACGGCCTTTCGTGATGGTTTGTTTATCGATCAGAATGCAGCGGAACTCAGATCGGTATTTTGTGCCGTTGTTGAAGTACAAGACCTTGCATTAATAGGTGAAATCTATCGCCAACAGTGGCGTGATCGCACCGATGTGCCTGTTATCCTTCGCCGTGAAATAAGGCGGATTTACCCGGTTCGTACTCTGCTGCGATCCACTGGAACGATAACTGCTAATGCTCCATTTGGTTCGGATCGTATTATCGAAACAGATTATGACACTGATCGGATGATTTCTGATCCTGGCTTTGTTTTTTCTACCGTGTGGGACGAGCCAGATATGACTTATTGGGATGATAATAACACTGAATGGGATGCCTCAGAGTGACATCAAATATTGATGATACCAAACCCGGTACAGGTCTTGCTTTTACAGCGGATGTACGGGCTAATTTTACTATCGCAAAGCAGGAAATTACCAATCTACAAAATATTATATCTGGCTTGCAGAATGATATTGCTGCATTAAAGGAGCGGTCGCAAACGGCGGTAGGTTTAGTTACGGACAGCCCGCCTAATACTACCTCAACTGTTTATGTTACAGCGGGAGTTGGTGTTGAGTTTACTCCTACTACTGGTACTCGTGCGGTAATTATTCTCAGTGGTCAGCTTGGTAATCTAGTAAACAATGGTACAAGCGATCTTCAACTTGTATATGGTACAGGTAACTTACCTGCTTTTGGTACGCTTCTAACTAATACTAATGGTGTACTGATCGGTGGCGAAGTTAATGTATTGGCGACTAAACCTAATGATATCGATCCATTTTCGGTTAACGCACTCCTTACTAATTTAGTCACAGATAATTTGTATTGGGTTGGTGTGGTATTTAAGGCTGGAGGTTCTGGTACCGCTACTTTATCGGAAATGTCTCTTACTGCATTTGAAGTTATTGACCCTTTGCCATAACTTACAAACCATGAAAGGAAAGTAACATGCTGCCACATACCCGCGCGCGACTTGAACTCAATGCTGAGTATCATGAGGCACTTGCCGCACAGTACAACAAAATGGTTGAAGATAAACAACAAAGTCAAAAAAGTCTGCCCGCTGGACAATATGATACCAGTCCCGAAGATCGTCGCCCTCCGCAAGAAGACCGCGAGATGAAGGAGCACCAGACTCTCATCAAGATGCATAGTGATGCTGCCAAGCAATTGCGCGACTTGCTCAATGCAGAGCAAATCATGCCGGCAATCCAACAGGCTGAGGCACAGCGCACTGTGTTCCGCAATCGTGGTCCAGTAGCTCGTACTTTGATGCACTAAAATGACGGACGCTGGCGGCGGTCCTATTACCCGCATCGGGCAATCACTTATTAGTAATCTGCCGCCAGCGTTTATTCTGCTCTTCATACTTAACCTATCGTTTCTAGGGTTTATTGTTTGGTTTCTTGAAGCACAACTAACACAACGTGATGCAATGGCTGAAAGGTTATTCAACCGTTGTATGGAAATTGCTTTGAAGGAAGCGCCGTAACCCTTTGAAATCGGAGAAGTACAATGCAAGGTCTTGCAGTATCGCGCGTGGTTAATGTCACCGTTTCGTTTGCGCCTATTGCTACCCCACTGGTCAATTTCGACACATTGCTGATCCTTGGTGACAGTGATGTGATCGATACCGGTGAAGTGATGCGCGAATATAACCGGATGTCGGATGTAGCCAATGACTTTGGCACCACCGCACCGGAGTATCAAGCAGCCTTGTTGTATTTCTCACAGTTACCGCCGCCGGCCACTTTGTTTATTGGTCGCTGGGCTCTTACACCTACAAATGGTTCCCTGGTTGGTGGTTTTCTGAGCAATCAACAAAAACTCATATCGAATTGGACTGCAATTACCAATGGTGGATTTTCTATTGCTGTTGATGGTGCGGCACCACAAGAGATTTCTGGTCTGAGTTTTTCTGGAGCAACCAATCTTAATGGAGTTGCTTCTATCATCTCGACAGCCCTTGCCAGTGCCAATGCTTCATGTAGTTGGAATGGTCAGCAGTTTATTATTCGTAGTAGTACGACAGGTGCTACATCTACTGTTGGTCCATTGACTGCTCCTTCAGGTGGAGCACAGGACATATCGACGCAAATGCTGATGACCTCTGCTTTGATGGAGCGGACGGTACAAGGTATTGTTGCCGAGACTCCGGTTGCTTGTATTAACCGGGTTGATGGGCGCGGTTGGTATGCTTGTATGTTTGCGGCGTCGCGTGATCTTACCGATGCAGAGCATATCGCCAATGCGGCTTATATCGAGGCCGCCGAGATGCATTTGTATGGTCTTACAACCGCTTCTTCCAATATTGTCGATCCTCTGTCCACTGCTGATCTAGCCAGCCAATTGATGTTGGCGGAATACTTCAAGACAGTGGGTCAGTGGTCTACCAATACCAAGTTTGCTATTGCCTCATTCTTTGGCCGCGCCTTTACGGTCGATTTTGAGGGTAGCAACACCACGATCACCATGAAGTTCAAGGTACAGCCCGGTGTTACTCCCGAGATTATTTCGGCGACACAAGCTAGTACCATCGAAAGTAAACGGTTCAATGTCTATGCCGTCTATGAAAATGGAGTGGCCATTATCGAGCAAGGTGTTGTCAGCGGTCCCGCTTGGTTTGATGAAATACATGGGACTGACTGGCTGGCCAATAGGCTACAAACCGATATCTTTAACATCTTGTACCAGCTACCCAAGGTGCCACAAACTAATCCCGGAATACAAATATTGGTGGCCGGTGCCGATGGTGGTTTATCACAAGGTGTCACCAACGGATTAATTGCGCCGGGTGTGTGGCGTGCCGGTGGATTTGGTACTTTGCAATATGGTGACTATTTGGCCAAGGGTTGGTACACATGGGCTAATAGTGTGGACACTCAACCACAGTCAGAACGTGAAGCACGTATTGCACCATTGATCCAAATCGCGATCAAACTGGCGGGTGCGGTACACCATGCAGACGTACTTGTGAATGTGAACAGGTAGTAGCAATGGCGCATGTGTATGAAGGCGAGCCGGATGCACGGCAGTCTGATGATGTGTCATTACCAGTGTCGCGTTTTCGTCCGAAGTATCGTGCTTTGACTGATGTAGAAAAGGCTATTCACGATGACGTGAAAGCCGCTTTTGAAGAGGTGGAAGTGCAAATCAGTCGTATCAAGGACGGACGCTATAAGTCACTGGCAATGACGGCACTTGAAGAGTCGTGCATGTGGGCAATCAAAGAACTGACATCTTAGAAGGAGCAAAGCCGTGGCAGTTTACAGCTTCATCGACAACTTAGTTGCCATTAGTGGACCAAATGGCAACTTCAACTTGGGAGGACCGGGAGTCGGCAACTCCGAAGGCGGTATCTCGATTGTGATGACCGAAGACAAAAACACCATGACAATTGGTGCCGGCGGCGAGGGTATGCATTCACTCCACGCCGGTAAAAGTGGAACTGTCACTATCCGAATGCTGAAAACTGCACCGGCCAATGCACAGTTGTCCCAAATGTATGCGGCTGACACTGCTGGCGGTGCCTCGCATGGCCGCAATACTATCTCGATCCGCGATCTGTCACGAGGTGACACTATAGTATGCCAGGAAGTGGCATACGCCAAATTCGCCGATATTACTTATGCCAAAGATGGTGGCGAAATGGTGTGGACATTCCATGCCACAAAGATCGACTTCACACTTGGATCGGGGATTCAAGCCCAAGCCGCATAATCCACTCTCTTCTTATGGAAAGCCGAAACCATGAGTGAAACAGAGATTGGCGGCATACGCTATCAAGTCAACAAAATGAACGTGTTTGACCAAGCGCATGTCGCCCGTAAAGTAGCGCCAATCGTGTTTGGCATGGGTAAAGGATATTCCCAAGCCTTATCCGAGATATCAATTGTAAACGGAAGTACCAATGGGGAGGACGCTGAACCGGCAGTACAAAATCAAATAATGTTCGATGCAATGGTGCCGATTACTGAAATCCTCGCCAAGATGAGTGACGAGGATGTCAACTACGTATTAAAGAAGTGTCTTGGAGTCTGTCAACGACACAATGGTACCCATTGGGTGCCAATGATGCGTAGTGGTAATCTGATGTTTGAAGACCTTGAACTTACTACGCTAATACAATTAACCATGGAGGTTGTCCAAGACAATCTCGGCCCTTCTTTGCTCGGCCTGCTGCTCCCCACTTCAGCGGTCGAGGAATCTCCGTCTCAGTAGACTTTGTTGCAATGAATGATCCTACAGAGGAGTGGATATTACAACCAGTCGAAGCCGGTATGTGTAAGTACGAATCACTTATAGATGGCACACTCTCGCTAGAAGATATAGCGAGAATGACTGAATTCTTGTTGGTACAATCCGAGAATCGCGCAAGAGTACAGGATGCTTATAGGGATGAACGATAGATGCAAGGTTCGGTTCTAAAATCATATCAAATCGGACTGGGTTTCCAGTTCGATGAAGAGACTATGCGGAAGTTCCATGACACTGTACGTAAAGTGCATGTGGCTGTTAAGGACTTCTCGGTTGCGATGGTTGGTTTGGCTGTCGCCGTTGAAGAAGCGATTCGGCGTACAGCCTCCAACTATGAAAGTCTGTTTTATCTATCACAACGTACGGGAGTTGCAGCTAATAATCTAAAAGCACTTGCTTATGCTTTCAGTCAGATAGGACTACAAGCTGGGCAAGCCGGTCAAGCCATCTCCACTATTACCTCCAAGTTTGCTGATACGCCCGGTTTGGAAGGTTGGTTAAAAGGTATAGTTGGTGCGTTTGAAGGTCCAGATGGTGCAGTAAGAGCCATCGCTAGACACTATAAAGAAATACTTGATATTAAGGACGTAAACGAACGCAAACTCAAAGAGTCTACGTTCCGTCTTGAATTACGTTCCCAAGGACTTGGCGATCCTGAGATGTATCGCCAACAAGCCCAGAATTGGGATGAGCTTATAGCCCGTGAGAAGGAAGCACTAGAGCTTTACGCAAAGTTTGGACTCGATAGTAAAAAAGTTTCTGAGGACGCTAAGGCGGCGTCTGATGAGTGGCGTAAGTTCTGGGAAATAGTAGGTATTGCGTGGGATAGAGTTGTTTCGATAAGTCTACCTGTATTTAGGGCGGCGTTTGAAAAGCTTGGTGCGTGGTTATCTAGTGATGAAGTCTCTGGTAAGATCAATAAATGGGCGACTGATCTTGAAAAGTGGATACAAGATGGTACTGCTGAGAAAGATATCAAGCAATTTGCCGAAAATGTAAAGGCAGAATTCAAAGAAATATTGGATGTTGTAAATGGTATTATTGATGCTTTCAAGTGGATAAGTAACAATGTAAAATCAAAAGACGTAGTTGGTAGTACAGTAAGTGGCGCAACAGGAAATAAACCAACCCCCGGACAAGGGCCGTCTGGTTCTGAAGTAGCCTCTGATTGGGCTAGGTATATTTTAGAAGGTCCACAGAATATTGGTAATTATCTATTTAATAGAAAACCGGGAACAACTTCGGCTCAAGAACCTCTAATTTCGGGACCGCAAAATTTTCTAGATAGCGCGATTTGGGGGGATGAAGCACGCGCCAAGCGGCCACATAACTACTCGGGACCGCCAATACCTGACTCGCCATTTAGTAGTGTGTCGGGAATTCTTAGTTCCATTTATTTAGGATTTCAACATTGGTGGTCTGGCTCCGGTGCGTTTAGACCATTTGTTATGTTGAGTGATGAATTTTACAGAGAACTTGCCGATACACTCCGTGAAGTATTTAAGTTGGGACCGGGTAACGAAAAACAAGGTGAAGGCACTGGCACTGGTGGTGGCGGTGGTGAAGGTAGAGGTTTTGGCGGTCGCGGTCGCGGCATGGGTGGTGGTGCTACTCCTGCTGCTGGTCCTAATGTCCCTGGTGCTCCCCGTGGTCAACGTGGTGGGTACACATTCGGACAAATGAAACAAATGGCGCTTGACGCCGGCTTTGTCGGTGCCGAAGCGGATCGCATGGCAGCTATTGCCATGGTCGAAAGTAGTGGTAGGGATGAGGCAACAAATCTAAGAGGTGAAGAAAGCTATGGACTAACGCAAATAAATGCTCGTGCTCACGGGGCGATTGCTAAAGAGGCTTACAAAAATCCTTTACGAGCATTTCAACTTGCCAAAATGGTTAGGGATAAGCAGGGTTGGGATGCTTGGAGAAATAGCTTAGCACAAGCCAATCAGTATCTCAGAGCACACGGCGGTTCTTTTGAAGCTGAACCGTGGCAAGCCGGTCCCGGCAGTGGTGGTGGTCAACAACAACAAGCTGGTGATGGCTCTGCTACGGAGGGAAGAAGTACATTTATTGTACATCATACTGCGGGGCGTGGTACGACACAAGGTGTGATCGACACGCTTTACCAACGTGGTCTTGGTGTTCAATACATTATGGACCGTGAGGGTAACATTACCGCGACTGGCATGAAAAGCGCACATATATTGCCAGGATCGGGAAAAGGAGCGGGGCTAAGTAATGCGAATACGGTTGGCATGGAAATAATCGCCAAGAACGATGCTGATGTTACTAAGGTTCAAATCGAAGCAGCAAAAAGGTTCTATGCACAACATCCTGAGCTTACTCAGGTATTTGGCCATGGTGAGGTAAATCCCGGTCATAAGGAAGCAACCGAAGGGTTGACCGTCGCCAATGCACTGCGTGGAATGACTCGCGGAGGTACTACCGCTCCTACTACTGGTGGTAAAGGTGTACTTGCTGCCGCAGCCGGTGTGACCAATGGCATTCAAGCAATGATTGGCGACAGCATTGCGGTAGGTATTGGTAAGGCACTTGGTGTTCCAACAGAGGCTTTTTCTGGGCAAACCCCAGAAACAATCTACAATAACATAAAGGATCATTTTGATAAGTACTCCGGTATGACTGTTGGACTTGCTTTAGGCAGCAATCAACGTACCGGCGGTGGTGGTCCGTACATGGCGGAACAGGGTAAGTATATCAAGATGATTACCGAAGGACTACAAAAACATGGTGCGCGAGTTATTACATCCGGTATTAGTAAAGCAGTTGGTGGTTATGGACAAATAGTGGAAGATATAAAGAAATCCAATCCCGATATATTTCTGGATTATGATCTT